TTTACCTGTTCCTGCGCTTTGCGGAGACGGTCAAGCTTTTCCCGGGAAGCGGCGACTTGATCGCCGAGAAGTTTTTGCTTTTGCGCAAGTAGTTCGGTATCTTTTGGATTGAACTTAAGGAGGCGTTCGACTTGGCGAAGTTCGGACTGGATATCTCTAGATTGTTTGTTAACATCAGCCAGGGCTTTGCTTAGTCCTGTGGTCTCGGCCCCAATAACTACATTGATTCCTTTGATTGTCTCTGCCATTTCGATCCCCCACCCCCTAGCTCAGCAATCTGTCAATATCGGCCTGGGTTGCCCATCGCTCGCCGGCTGCGTCGTCACCGACAAAAACATCAACAAGCCGGACGAATTCATCGGTAGTAAATTCGTTCAGTTCCGCAAGCGACAGCCCCATCTTCTTCGCGTTTGCAATCATGATCAATTCAAGGTCTTTTTGCGGTTCGCCCGAATCACTTTGACTTTGCGGGCGGCTTAGGTCCTCCGGTCTGACCTTGACGAAAAAACCCGTTTTCGATTTCTTCCATGACACCCAGGATCATGTTGTCGTCGCCAAGGTTCATGTACTCAAATTGGGCAAGCCACTCCTCAAAACCGGGAAAGGGCTTGCCCATGCCGACATATAGCTTGTTCATGACCCAGATCAACTGCAACAAAATAACGGTGTCCAGCTTAGATAAGTCGTTTTCGGCCCTTGACAGCTTCACGGCATCAGCCGTTAAATCACTCCCAAACTCTCTTTGATAATAAAGAAAGCCTAAAGGCGTTGCCTTTAGGCCTATCTTTTTCCCACCGATTTCTACGGTTCTCAACCTCCGCCACCTCCGCCGACAATCATGTCAGGAACGACGACTTGATCGAAGAACGCATCATATGCCGCTTGGTTGGTTTCGCCCAGTTCCATGACCCCTTTGACGATCATCTTTCCATCAATGTTGATCGGCAGGATACGGAGAGAGAGGGTTTCGGTCGCCGGGTCAATAGTGTCTGTTTTGGTGGCGTGTTCTTTTCCTGGACGGCTGGCTTTGCAGTTGTAAAGCACGGTCCGGCGGTTCTTTTTGTCCCCCTTGACTTCGAACATCAAGGCGAAGGGCTTCTGTTCTCCGTCGGCAATCTCTACCAGCATCCCGTTATCGTCGATTTCCCAGCCCAGCATTTCGGCCAGCACTTCGTCGGGGATCAGTGCCATTTGCAGGTCGCCGGTATAGCCGTCGTTGTTCGTGTGCGTGAAATAGGTCGTGTTGTCGGCGTAGAAGGTGGATTCTCCGCCTTGGGGGTCGGTTGAGAAGTTCACCGCGCCAGGGATGTGGATTGGGTCATCCCAGGTCGGAGTCTCTTCGTCGAGCATAAATGCGACATGGACCTTCTCAAGACCAAAAGTGATCTTGTTCTGACTCATTTCTTCAACCTCCTATCAGTTGAATGTCGTAAACCAATTGAAAAAGACCCTCGCTTTGCAGGAAGGTCTCTGTTTTGGAGTATGGAAGCCCAAGCTCTTTGAGCTTGCTTTCGACCAGCTTTTCTGTGTCCGGGTCTTTGTTTTCGGTATAGAGTTCGACCTGGAAATTGTCGATCTCTACGTAGTTTTGGTTTTCCGCCATTAGGTCGCTTTTGTAGGTGAAAAGATAGACGAGAAACGGGGGTTTTTGCGGGGCTTTGAATGCTCGATATGCAACCGGCAGGCCGATTGATTTCAGCGCTTGATATAGCTCTTCCAGCGTCATTTCTCAACCCCCATTCTTGATGATCTCTTGTATTCGCTTTTCAAAGCGACCGATGTGGCGTTCGGCTGCTGGCCGGACATGGGATCTGCCATCGACTCGTCCGCCATTAACTTTTGCGTGCCCTTTTTCCAGCAGATGGACTAGGCTAGGCTTGTTCTTGTTATGGACGATTCGGCGATATTCGCCATGCTTTGTTTCTTTTCTGCTGGTCCAGCCTTTGGCATATTCGCCGGTATCCTTCGGCGAGGTAATCCTAAGCTCAGCGACCATTTCTTTCGCAGTAGCGTCAACTTCACGCTCGATGGCCGCGGATACATCTTCGGTGTACTGCTGCACTGCAAGGGTGATTTCTCCGGCCAGTTCGTCGATGGAGATGTTAGCCATCGTCAACCACCCCGCTTTGCAAGGCTTTGATTTTAAGCCACATTCCGTCATCTTTGAGCGGGTCGATGTGTTTGATGTCGAAAATCTTTTTGCCGTCGATAATTCGATATTCCACGGTGTTCAGCTCGTCCAAAAATGGTACGTATTTGGCCGTGTATTCGATGGTATTCTCTTCGTTGACCGCCCGCGCCGCGTAGTATTCGCGCCCCCAAAGACTGGTTCGCTCGACCCGGAGGGTTTTCCAGTTTTCCCATGTCTCGATTGGGTTGCCGATCGCGTCGAATCCATCGGTCTTTTTCTGGATGACGATCTTTCGCCGCCGGACTTTGGCGAGGTCTTTCATTACCTCGGATTTGGTTTTCATTCGACCACTTCCTCATCAACCGGCAGTTGCTCAACTCCGACCATGAGCTGAAGGCGAAGGATTTCCCGGGCAAAGTTCTCCTCGAAGTATTCCGAAGCATTGTTGTATACGTAGCGGCAACGGTCGAAAAGAAGAGAGCGGGCTAGACCTTTTTGCTCAAAGTCCAGCTCCGCTCCGACTAGCTCGTCGAGATATGCTTTGCCTTGGTCTATGATGTCCTGGAGGCTTGCGTCCTCGTCGTCCCAGGTGATTTTGAGGTAGTCCTTGACTGCTTCAAGCATTTGATCACCTACTTTTTAGGTGGCGTTTTTTTGCTCTGGTTTGACTTAGTCTCCGCTTTTTCCTTCTGTTCCTGCGCTGGTTTTTCCGATACAGCCTCGACCAAAACGCCAAAGGCGGTCGAGTTTATTTCCTCGAACCGCCTTTTGCTAACTTCGATAACTTGGCCCTTTTTGTAGTTCTCTTTGGTGTATTTATCTCGGAATGTGTCGATTACCCTGGCTTTCATGACTTACGCCTCCTTCGGCGTGTAGGTGATGACCAGGACGTAGGCTTCGCTTTCTGCGCCGACCGTAGAGGTGATGACGACTACGTTTTGACCTTCCGTCAAGGTCAAAGTATACGCACCACCGCTGGCCTGTACTGCTGTGCCGTTGAGGGTGACGGTAAAGGTGGCGTTATCGTCCGCTGCGGTCACTTCAAGAGTGGCGGCGTTGTTGTCGCCAACTGATGCGCCATCCGCGATAGCTGCAGTGTAATAGTGGATGTTCTTGTTGAATGTGCCGTAATCCACATCATTGTTTTTCTCGTCTTTTAGGTCGATCCCGGATAAGCGGGCGTCAACGTAATCTGTAACGCGCACAATCGGGTAGAGCGGCTTGAGATTGCTAATGTCAAGATACAGGAAGGAGGTGTCGTCTTTGGGTCGTCCGGTTCCGTAGAGCTTGACTAAATATGTCCGTTCGTCCTCGAGGAATTTGTACTCGTCACTGTATTCGATCTTACCGCCCTTGCCGGTTCCAATAGCCATGATGTACCGCTTGGCGATGCCGAGAATCGCTTTCCCTCGCTCCATGTACGCGGATTGCACGACCCTGGTTGGGAACGGGAAAATGTTGTTTACATATGTCCCGTTCGGGGTTTTGATGGTGGTCGCAGGGAAAATCTTGGTGAAATAGTCGACCGGGTTGACAACCAGCAAGACCTCGGGAACACGCCGGAAAAGTCCATTTCTGTTAACAGCAAGCTGGGCGATTAGTCCGCCATAGGTTTCCGGGGAAAAATCCGCGATGGGGATTTCCACTTTCGCGGGCAGCCCAACACCAGGGATTGCGGCTTTGCTGACGTCTCTAATCATGCCGACAGGTTCATTGATCGCCGGGTGGGTGGTGGGGTTTGTCCCTTCTTCAGCCACGCCGCGGCCATTGATGATCCCGTCTTCTAGGCCGTTAGCGATAGCTTCGGCCAGCATGGCCCGCACATAACGGTCAAGCCACGCAGGGCCAAGGTCGAGCATGGCTTTGCAGACCGGCAGCCACGCGGAAAGTTTGGTCTGCGAGAAGTTGAGCATCTTAAACTCGGAACTAAGCTGTTTCGTGATTTCATCACAAAGCGCGCCCCAGCTTGCAAGGTGCCGTCCATCAAGGGTGCTGTACAGGTATTCGAGCATGGCCTCTGCGTCGCGGAAGTCGATGGCGGAAAGTAGCGGGTGCTCCTCGGTGATGTCCTCAAATACTGCGTCGATTACGGTTTTGGGCAGGACTTTGTCGAAGCCGGCCAGGGACTGCTTGGGGTCGCTGGACTTCATGGCTTCAATGACCTTCTGGTAGTATTGATTCTCCTCGCTGGTCAGGACGCGAGCGCCCCGGCCAATCAAGGCCTGGTTGTCAGCCGCGTTAACAAGGCCGCGAGCTTCGGCAAGTACTGCTTCTTGCAAAATCTCGCTGTACTCTACAAAAATCTTCGCAAACTCCTCAGTGTTGCCGTCTTGGACGGCCTGGTTCATCCGATTAAGGATCTCTTCTTTCTGCTGTTTTAAAGCATCAGGATTCTTCAATTCAATCTCTCCTTTTCGTTGATTTTGGCGAACAGTGCCGCCATAAAGTTTTTAGCTTTGTTTTCCTGTGGCTCGGGATCTGGGTCTGGCTCCAGCGGCGTCGGTTCTGGGTCCGGTTCAGGTTCGATGGCCTGTTGTTTCTCTTTTTGCTGGGCAATAATCATTTTAGTCAGCTTCTTTTTAATGCTCTGACCTGCCGCTTTTTTGTTTTGCCCATCGTCTATGATCGCTGTTGCAAAGCCCATTTCCAAGGCATCAGCCGGGGCAATCCAGGTCTCGGCATCCATCATTTCTTTCAATGCCTCTTCAGTGATATTAATTCTACTCATGTAGGCATTGACCGAGGCCTGGTTGATGGTTTCCAGGTCGTCGGCGTCTTTTCTAAGCTGATTTGGGTCTCCGGCGGTATACAACCATGCATTATGGATCATCAGCAGGGAAGCGTTCGACATGATCCGCTCATCCCCGGCCATGAACACCACGCTGGCCGCAGAGCAGGCGAAGCCGTCGCAGTAGGTTTTGACTTTTGCTTTGTGACGCCGCAGGGCGTTGTAAATTGCTAGTCCCTCCGCGACTTCGCCGCCGTAGGAATTAATAAAGACGTTGATTGTCTCAACGTCTTCCGATAGGCTTTCAATTTCTTTTGCCAGGGTGTAGCTCGAAACGTCACTTTCTAACCACTCCCAAGAAACAATGTCTCCATAAATATAAACGTTTGCTTCCTTGCCTTTGAGGGTTAGGGAATAGTACTTTTTAATATTTGTCACCCCCTTTTGTTTGATGTGCTGGGTAGCCTCTTGAGCGGTTTTATAATCTTCGTACCACTCAAACCACTCGTCAATAAGTTCTTTCCAGTGCTCTTTGTCCTCTCTGGTATCGTCGTGTTCCAATTGTTTATAAACTTCTTCTTTGGTTTTTTCGATCAAGATGAATTCTGCTTCAATTCCTTCTAATTGTTCCATTAGTTCATCAGTTATTTTGCAAGCGATAATATAAGCGTTTTCAATATTATCATCAGTGGCCGCTTTCTCGATGATTACCTTTCTGATGCCTATCCCATAGTTGATTAGTTCTTCTCTATTTTCATGTAGGCTGGAATTTGAAATAGCCGCCAGAACTTTATCATAATCAAAA